CTGTTTGGCGCTAACAATACAGGGGACAGTGGCGCTGGTGAGATTGATGTCAACGTCCGTTCCTATTTCAGTGATCCTGATATTACTCTTGATGGAACAGTTACTCAGAAACTGGATAAGACTGGCGACGGCAACCTGACGTTCCAGCACACTCAAAACAATGCTGCTGACCGCACTCTGCTGATCAATGCCACTAACGCTGGCGGTGGTGATGCGCTCATCAACATTACTGCTGAAAATGATATTACTATCTCTGCTACTCATGTAGACAGCAGAGTGAACGTGGAGGACTACCACTTCCAAGACAATGTTCTGTCCACCACCAACGCTACAATGGTGTTGGATCCTAATGATGATGACGACGTAACTGGTCTGGTACAGATCCGTGGTGACCTGCAAGTTGATGGTACAACTACTACTGTTAACAGTGTCACGACGACTATCCAAGATCCCATCATCACTCTTGGAGGTGAGGATACTCTAACACTTGATGACAATAAAGATCGTGGTATCGAGTTCAGATACTATGATAGTCAAGAGAGATTTGGTTTCTTTGGTTGGGATGAAGATTACGCAAACAGCAACATATGGTCTGGCACTGGCGGGTATCGCTTCCTCTACAATGCCACCAACACGAATGAAGTTTATGCTGGCACTGACGCTCCTCTCATTGCTGGTAACCTCAGGCTCACAACAAACACAGGATCCACATCTTCCACAACTGGCACCCTGGTAGTCACTGGTGGTGTTGGCATCTCAGAAAACCTCAACGTTGATGGTACAACTACATTCAATAATGACGTTCTAGTTAATAAGAACTTCATTCTGAGAGATGACGGTAGCATTGGTGGTGCTAATGGATATGACTTCAAGATCCAAAACCAATATGGAACGGATAAGTTCACTGTCGATTCTGTCTTAGGTGCTACCACTATTGGTTGGTCTCTTGACGTTGGTCACGACACCTCTATTGACGGCAACCTGCTGGTCTTTGGTGCTAACCATGCATTCAGAGTCAGAGACGGTAGCAGCATCAATAGATTCACTGTTGACTCTGATAATGGTAATACTGTTATTGGTCTTAACAATGCTGGAACTGGCACACTGACTGTTCACGGTGCTGTTGACTTTAACACCACTCTGGATGTTGATGGTGCTGTCACCCTTAATAGCACCCTTGATGTGGATGACGATGCTGTCTTCCATAACGACATTACTCTGGACACCACTGGTAAGATCTTCAAGATTACCAATGGTAGTGCTGATAAATTTACTGTCCAATCCACCACTGGTTCTACGGACATCCGTGGTACTCTTGACGTAGGCGGCGCAGTCGTCCTTGAATCTTCATTACAAGTCGATGGAAACATTACTCTGGGTAACGCTGCTAGTGATACCCTCACTATTAACTCTGATACTACTCTCACAGATAACCTTACAGTCAATCAGTCTGTTGACTTTGACAGTAGTCTTAATGTTGACGGTGCTGTTGACTTCAATAGCACTTTGGTTGTCGATGGTCAGACAACTATCTATGACTCTCTGATTATTGAGAGCGATAATGAAGTCTTTAATATCAACAACGGTTCTTCTGTAACTCAGTTCTCTGTTGACTTTGATAACGGTAATACTGTAATTGGTAGAACTGGTCAGGGAACTGGTACTTTGACTGTTCATGGTGCTAGCACCTTTAATAATCCTTCTAGTTTTACTGACAACGTAACTATCGGTAATGCAAACACCGATACTCTTACTGTTAACAGTGTATCTACATTCACTGATAACGTTACTGTTAATGGTAACTTTGACGTAGACGGTAATGCCATCATTGAGGGAAACCTCACTGTCAACGGCACTACGTCAACGGTGAACTCTACTGTTACTACGCTGGACGATCCTGTCATTACTCTGGGTGGCGACACTGCCCCTTCCAGTGCTGACGCTAAGGACCGTGGTGTTGAGTTTAGATATTACGATTCACAAGCAAGACTTGGTTTCTTTGGTTGGGATTCTACTGCATCTCGTTATGCTTTCTTCCACAATGCAACCAACTCTGCTGAGGCATTCAATGGTACGAGATCTGGTATTGATGCTGGTAGCATCAAACTCTTTGATAGCACAAACGCAACTAATGCTGGCACTGGCGCACTGATCGTTGGTGGTGGCGCTGGTATTGGTATCGATCTCTATGTTGGAGACGACCTGGTTGTAGGCGATGCTGGTTCCTTCGGTGGTAATGTTGACATTACTGGAACCCTCGACGTAACCAATAACTTTGATATCAACAGCGGTAAGTTTACTGTTGCCGCTTCGTCTGGTAATACCTATGCAGAAGGAACTCTCCAAGTTGACGGTAACGTCACTCTTGGTAATGCTGCTTCCGACTCTCACACAGTTACTGGTACTGTTCAGTTCAACCAGGCACTGACTGTTGGCGAGAGAGCAAACATTCGTAACCTGAAAATCGGTACTGATGCTGCAAATGAAATCGGCACTCTTGCTGGTAACTTAATCCTGGATTCAACAGGCGGTACTGTCAACATCACAGATAATGCTGACGTAGACGGTAACCTCAATGTTGATGGCAATACACAGATTGATGGAACGCTCACAGTTGATGGCAACACGACTATCGGTAATGCTGCTGGGGATGCTCACAGCGTCACGGGTACTGTCACATTCAACCAAGCGATTACTTCCACCGACATCACGGCAGACGCCATTAAGATCGGCGTTGACGGTGTATCGGAAATCTCAACCACAGAAGGACCGCTAATCCTTGATTCTGCGGCAGGATATGTAAGTATCACAGACAGTGCTGAGATTGATCTCAACCTCACGGTGGATGGTAACACAACTCTGGGTGATGCTTCCAGTGATACGTTAACTGTGAACGCAACGTCAACTTTCACGGCAGCGATTACCTCGGTTGATATCACCGCTGACAACATTCAGATCGGTGTATCTGGTGCTAATGAGATTGATACCACACAAGGTAATCTGATTCTGGATTCCGCCACTGGTCAAACTATTATTGATGACAGTCTTGAAATTAAGCAAGCACTGGAAGTTGACGGTAGCACCACTCTTGGTGATAACGCTGCTGATGCTCTGACAGTCAATGCTACATCCACATTCAATGCTGCAATCACATCAACAGACATCACTGCTGATGCAGTTCAGATTGGTGTAGATGCATCTAACGAAATCAGCACCACTACTGGTAACCTGATCCTTGACTCTACTGGTGGTACTGTTAACATCACTGATAATGCTGATGTAGATGGCAACCTGAATGTAGATGGTAATGCTCAGATTGATGGAACTCTGAATGTAGACGGTAACGTCACTCTTGGTAATGATGCAACTGATGCTCATACTATTAACGGTACGGTTACATTCCCGAATGCCGTTGACATGAACGGTACTGCCACTATCGATAATATCTCTATTAGTAATAGAAGTATTATTGCAGATGGTGGATCTCTGGTACTTGATTCTTCTATCAATAATGTTCAAGTCACTGGTGACCTGGGCGTTAGTGATGACCTGACTGTTTCTGATAACGCAACTCTTGGTTCTAGTTCCACTGACAGTTTGACTGTTAGAGCAACTTCTACCTTCACTGCTCCAATCACGTCTGATGATATTACTGCTAACAACCTGAAACTTGCTGTTGACGGTAACTCTGAGATCAGCACTGTTGCTGGTAACCTTACTCTTGATTCTGCCACTTCTGAGACTATCATTGACGACAATCTGACTGTCAATGGCACTCTCGATGTTGATGGTCTGACTACTTTGACTGATGGTCTGACAATCAATGTTGCTGGTAGAGAACTTTCTATCCAAGATGGAACTGGCACTGCTAAGTTCACCGTTGATACTGATAACGGCAACACCAGCATTGTTGGAACCCTTGGTGTTACTTCTGCTACCACTCTCAGCAACACTCTGAACGTTGTACAGGGTGCTGACTTTGATAGCACGGTCAACATTGATGGTATTACAACTCTTACTGATACTACTAACGCATCTACTGGCAATAACTTCTCTGCCTCTGGTGCTTTGCAGATTGCAGGTGGTGCAACTATCGCTAAGGACCTGGCAGTTGCAGAAGACTTTAAGGTCTATGGTGACTTTGAGGTAGATGGTAACGTCGTCCAGAAAGGTAACCAGGAATTCCGTGGTCGTGTTGACTTCTCTAAGAACGAAAACCCATCTAACCTCTCTGACAACGCTGCGTTGATGGTCACCGCAGGTGGTATGACCGTTGACGAAGATGTGTACATCGGATCTGATTTGTTCATCGGTCCTAACAACGCTACTAAGTTCACTGTTCTTGGTGCAACTGGTAACGCTAGCACTGATGGTACTCTGAACGTCACTGGCAACACAACGCTTACCACTCTTGACCTGGGCAGCGCAACCTCCACTGGTAATATCACTGTTGGTGGTATTCTCAATGTTGGTACTTCTGTATTCACCGTCAACCCGACTGGTGGTAACCTCAACATGGCAGGTACACTGAATGTTGGTGGTGCAACTGTAATTGATGACACCTTCAATGTAACTGGTGCAACTGATCTTGATAGCACTCTGAACGTTGATGGTGCTGCTACATTTAATAATACTATTACTCAGAACAGCACGTCTCTCTTCAAGGACAACGTTGTTCTCCGTGGTGCTTCTAAGACTCTGATCCTGCAAAATGGTTCAGGTACTGACAAGATCACCATGCAGTCCACAACTGGTAACATTACCGCTGCTGGTCTGACGACTACCAATACTCTGGATGTAACCTCTAACACAACTATCGGTGGCACACTGGGTGTTACAGGACAAATCACTGGTAACATTACTGGTGACCTGACTGGTACTGCTGATAAGTCTGATCTTGCAGACATCACTGATACCACAACTACCGACGCTACCTTCTATCCTACATTCGTCTCTGCTGTTACTGGATACAGTGAGATGAGAGTTGACTCTACCAACCTCACTTACAATCCTTACGAGAACAGACTGACTGTTGCTAACTTCCGTTCTACCACTGACTTTGAAGTCCAAGGTAACTTGACTGTTACTGGTGCCTTGACTTACTTCGTGGCACAGGTGGGTTCTATTGCGAACCACGATACTGACGCTCTGGCAGAAGGAACTACCAACCTCTACTTCACTAACGAAAGAGTTGATGATCGTGTTGCTGCACTGGTTGATGGCGGCACAGGTATTTCGGCAACGTATGATGATGCCAATAACCTGCTGTCTCTTGCTGTTGACTTCGGTGAGATCAACACTGACGATCTGACTGAGGGTTCCAGCAATAGATTCTTTACTCAGGCGAGGACGAGAAATGCTTTTACTTATGGAACTGGTATCCAGCATGATGGCAGTGGCACTCTTTCTGTCACTCAGAGCGATATCGATACTGATAACATCACAGAAGGATCAACCAATATCTTCTTTACTGACGCCCGCGCTCGCGGTGCATTCAGTGTTACTGGCGACCTCGGTTACAATGCTTCTACTGGTGTCTTCTCCTTTACGGAGCGCACTGATGCTGAGGTAAATACACTTGCCGATGCACGTATTGCCGCTGCTACTACTGATGATCTCAGTGAAGGTTCGACCAATGTTTACTACACCAATACTCGCGCTGACGCTCGTGTCAACTTGCAGACTGGTGCAAACCTTGATCTCTCCCAGAAGGACACTGGTGACCTTTCTGAGGGCACTAACCTTTACTACACCAATGAAAGAGTTGACGATCGCGTTGCTGCTCTGATCTCTGGTGGTACTGGTATCTCTGCTACTTACAACGATGCAGGTAACCTGCTTACCCTGTCAGCTGACTTTGGTGAGTTTGATACTAGCAACATCACTGAGGGTAGTAACCTCTACTACACCAACGCTCGTGCCGATGCTCGCATTGCACTCCAAGTTGGCGCAAACCTCGATCTGAGCAACCAGGACACTGGTGACCTTGCAGAAGGTAGCAACCTTTACTACACGGACGCACGCGCTGATGCTCGTGTTGTCGCTGGTATCACTGGAAAACTTGACGCATCTGCTGTCAGCACCTTCGGTGGAACCCTGATTGATGATGCAGACGCTGCTGCTGCTCGTACCACTCTTGGTTTGGGTACTGCTGCTACTACCGCTGCTGCTGACTATGCAACTGCTGCACAGGGTGCTCTTGCTGATAGTGCAACTCAACCAGGAGATCTGGGTGCTGTTGCTACCAGCAATGATTACGATGATCTTACCAATCTGCCTACGCTCTTCTCTGGTGCCTATGCAGACTTGACTGGTAAGCCCACCTTGTTCTCTGGTGCATATGCAGATCTGACTGGCAAACCTACTCTGGGTACTGCTGCTGCAACTGCATCTACTGATTATGCAACTGCTGCACAGGGTGCAACAGCAGACTCCGCTCTGCAAGCTGAAACTCTGTCTTTGGCAGATCTCAAAGCAGTTGTTGCTGCTTCTTCTTCCTTCTCCGACTTCCAGACCCGCGTCGCCGCTCTCTGATAACCAATGGCAATTCCAACTTCTAAGGCAGAACTAAAAGAATACTGCCTCCGTAGACTGGGTAAACCAGTCTTGGAGGTAAACGTATCCGATGATCAATGTGATGATGCCATCGATTACTCTATCCAAAAGTTCCAGCAGTTTCACTATGAAGGTGCTGAACGTGTTTATCTGAAACACCAATTTACCCAAGCAGAGATTGATGCTGGTAAATCAGATTCTACTGTTATGTCTGCTGATGGGACTACTACTTGGAAAGAGGGTAATGCTTTCCTCCAAGTGCCAGAACACATTACTGCCATTGAAGGTATCTTCTCCTTCACTGATAAAGGCACTCGTAATATGTTCGACATTCGTTATCAGATGAGATTGAATGATCTGTATGACTTTACGTCTACACAGTTCTATCATTACTATATGATCCAACAGCATCTAGAAACTATTGATTTCATCCTGGAAGGTATGAAACCAATTAGATACAATGCTGTACAAGATAAGATTTATCTGGACTTTGACTGGTCACAGGATGCCCTGGAAGATCAGTTTGTTGTTATCAAGTGTTGGCGTGCTCTTGATCCCACAACCTGGACTGAGATCTATAATCAGATGTGGTTGAAGGATTATGCTACTGCAAAGATTAAGAAGCAGTGGGGACAGAACCTAACCAAATTCCAGAATGTCCAAATGCCAGGTGGTGTCACTCTCAACGGAGAGATGATCTATAACGATGCTGTCGAAGAGTTGAAGATTCTCGATGAGCAACTGCGTACCACTTGGGAAACTCCACCCCTAGACATGATCGGATGATATGGCACTTAACAGTTTCTTCACCCAAGGTACAACGGGAGAGCAAGGTCTCGTACAAGATCTCGTCGATGAGCAAATTAAGATGTTCGGCAAGAACGTCTATTACATCCCAAGAACGCTCGTCAAAGAAGACTCTGTGTTCGGAGAAGACACCCTCTCAAAGTTTGAGGGAGCCTTTGAAGTGGAAGTCTATCTTGAAGATGCTGGTGGTTTTAGGGGCGACGGTGATATTTTCTCAAAGTTTGGTGTCAGAATTCAAGATCAAGTCACCTTCATCATTTCAAGGAGACGCTTTACAGCAGCAGTAGATGACAATGCTACTCTGATTGTAGAAGGTCGTCCTAATGAAGGAGATCTGATTCATTTCAGTATGGTCAACAAGACCTTTGAGATTCAATATGTAGAGCACGAACAACCCTTCTATCAGTTGGGTCACCAGTATGTCTGGGGTCTACGTTGTGAACTGTTCGAGTACAGCGACGAGGACATCGACACTGGTGTGGCTGCCGTGGATGCTA